GCGTCGAACAGAGTGACGAAGGCATTGGAAAGACCGATTGCCATTTGATCACCTCATTCGGTTGAAAACTTGGGGTTCTCGCGCCGGTGGGCCTGCGTTGCACAGGGCCGAATGCTTGCTGGTTGCGCCAGCCACTCGTCAGCTTCCGCTGCGGTGAGGGTCGGGTAAACCCGGTGGGCCTTGACGCCGATTCTATTTCCTGATCGTCCCGTTTGACAAGTGGACGAAAAAAGACCCGGCGGGGAGGCCGGGTCAATCCATCAGGGAGGAGGAGACTACAGGGCTATTGTAGGACTGCTTGGAATAGTCTTTCAACCTTCTGACGGTAGGCGGCGTCCGTCTTGTATCGCGGGTCGCCCACCATCTGGTAGAGCTCTTCCTTGCTGGGCGCACCTTCCATCGGCGCGACCTCGATCGGGATCCGGCCCTCGTAAGACTCGCGGAGCTTCATCAGCGCACGGATGCCACCCGCGGTGCCACCCATGATCTTGAACTCCTCAAAGTCATCCTTGCCCCAGACGCCCTTGTTGACCAGGCCTCGTGCCCAGTCGACCATGCCGCCGATCACTGCGTTGGCATTCGGCCCCAGCTTTTTCATCTCGACAGCCGGATCGACCATCTCGCCCTGCATGAGCTCCTTGGCCTGCGTCTGCAGCGTGCCGACCAGGTCGTCGAAATCGGCCTGGCTGAGACCGCGCTCTTTCGCCCAGCCCGTCAGCGCGTTGGCCATCGGGTTCTCGGCGTTGCCATCGCCGAACGCTGTCAGGTCGTACTTGCCGTCAGTCGGGGCGTTGTGCTGGCCCTTACTGATCTTAGCTCGCAGATCGCGCCAAGACTTCGCAATGCCCTCGAGATCAGGCTCGTTCGCTTCTTTCTTCCAGAAGTTCTCGGGCCAGTAGTCCGGGCGCTCGAGGGGATCCTCGGGTGCTGGTGCGCTGGGGTCAGCGGCGCGGTGATCGATCTGCGCTGCTTGGGGGCTTGCCGGCTTGCTGTCGTCTTCAACGGTAACGCTGTCGAGTAGGCCGGTGCTGCCGGGCTCGTTTGCAGTGTCGCTCAAAGGTTCCTCGCTCGTTTGATCCGCGCCTGGATGTCTCGCACCACCGACCGCTGACCGTCAGCGTAGTAAGCGTGCGAGGAGTCGGTGCCGGGCACGGCGATCGGCACGTCGACGTACATGTGGCGCAGCCAGATCAGTAGTCTCTGGCCGTCCTCGCCGTTGAATACACGCAGCACCAGACGATCCAAATCGTCGCGCTTCTGGTCTGCCTCGCGGATGTCTGGCGTCGCAAGCGCCTCGATCTCTTCCCAGCCGCTCAAGCGGGCGCTCCTGCCGGCGCTGCGCCTTGGGCTTGCATGGCAGCCTGCTGCATCATCATCGCTTCCATCTGCCGGTTCTGGGCCTCTTCCATGAGCACCGCCCGCTCTTCGCGGGTGTTGCGCACGGTGGCCGGCACGCCGAGCTTGTCGCCGATGTAGTCGACCACCGCGTCACCTTTGAGCGCCAGCTGGCCGTCAGGCCCGAACGCTTGCATCAATTGCGCGTACTGGAGGATGGCATTAACCTCCTCCATGTTCTGCGCTTGTGCGAGCGGCGCGACGGGGGTGACTTTTACTTCGAGACCGTTGACACGCAACGGCAGATCGATCATTCCGCGCTCGTCCATGACCTCGAGGATCTTGGCCACCAGCGGGATCATGGTCTCGTTGATGAGGCGTCCGAACGCCGAGCCCAGATTCTGCGCGAGCTCCTTCATCCGCTCGACGATCTCGGTGGCCGAGCGGGCGCTCATGTTGTCCGGCGGCAGGGACTCGTCCAGCAGGATCCGCTTGATGCTGCCCGTCAGGTCGTTGATCACCAGCTGCGACACGTTGAAGTCACCAGAGCGGGGCAGGGGCTGCAGGCTCGCACCCTGGGGGCCGCCATTGCGTGCCACCGGGATGATCGCACCCGGCACGATCTTGACCGTCGCGGGGTTCAGCACGCCGTCGTCGGCCGCCGTGTAGACACCGGCCACTGCCAGGCTCGCGTTCTTGAGCAGGAGCTCCTTGGTCTTGTTCAGCGTCTTGATGTCGGGGAGCGCCGTGATGAGCGGCCCGCGACCGTAGATCTCGCCGGCCACCTTCATGTAGCGCGAGATCACCCAGGGCGAAGTCTTGCGCCGCCGGTAGACGATCTCCTGCTTCGAGATCTTGTCGATGACGTGATAGCAGTAGTCGCCGCGCTTGTAGTCGTGGATCGTCGCCTCGACCAGGTCGACGTCATCGGTGGGCTTCTGCTCGATCCGCATCTGCACTTCAGCCGGCAGCTTCGCATCAGGCCACTGGCGCTGGATGCTCTCGCCCTTCATGCGCATCTTGCGGTAGACGTTGTCCACCTGGCCGTTGGCGCCTTCCTCGTAGCAGACCAGGAAGAGCGGCACCGGGATGAAGTTGATCGGCGTCACGTCGTCGCCCGGCTGCACCATCATGCAGGCCGTGCCGACAGCCAGATCCAGCAGGAACTCGCCGATCGCGATATCGAAGTTCGACTGCTTGAGCACGGCGAACATCTTGTCGCCGTATGCGTCCAGGATCGCCTGCGCTTGCTGCGTGCGCTCGATCGGGATCGACGGGCCAGGCTCAAGCCGCGACCACTTTCGCTGCGGCGGGAAGACCACCGACTGCAGCCGGTTCGCAAACCGCTGGGTGCTGTTGATGGCGGTCGAGTCGAAGACGCGCTGCATCTTCTTCGTGCCGGTGCTGCCACCCTCCCAGATGCCGTACAGCTGGCGCTGCGGGAGCGCGAACTCGTAGGCGTCCTGGTAGATCTGCTGGAACTCGTCCTTCTTCTTCTGGGCCGCGTCGTGGCGCTTGAGAATCTGCTCTGGCGTCAGCCGCATCCCGCCTGTGTTCTTGTCGTATTCCATATCAAGCCTCGGCCTTGTACTTCTCGAGCAGATTGCGACCCTTCGCGGCCAGACGCTGCGCAGCAGCTGCGGTGCGCGGAGCAGGTTCGCCCCATGCTCGAGCCGCCAACGCAAGCCGCGTCGGCTCACCCTTGTCGTTGACCAGCGGGCCTGACGGATTGGTGTAGAACCGCGTGAGGAACGAACCCTTGCGGCGAGCACGCTGGCCGGTAGGGCTCGATTCCTTCACGCCAGGCTGGAGGTTTCCGCTCTCGCCCGTCGACTCGTAATGCCGCCTGCCGGCCTCTGTCAGCCCGCCTTCTGGATCCTTGTAGCGAGCTTTCATGGCTGATGTTCTCAGCGTGCCTCGAGCGCCGTCACCTTGGCTTCAAGCGTTTGAATCATCGCCTGTTGCTGTTGAATGGCTTTGACAAGCACCGGGATCAGGTCAGCACGAACTGACTTGTACGGCTCTTCGTTTTCAGGCGCAGGATCTTTCCACTTGTCGATCATTTCGGGGAAAACCTGCTCAAACTCTTGAGCAATCCAGCCCCGGTCGCCCTTGATGTTCTTGCCCTTACCTTCTTTCCAGTCAAACTTGCGCGGCTTGAGGGCCATGATCTTGTCAAGGCCAACATCAAGGTCTTGAATGTTTTCTTTTAGCCGAACATCAGAGATAGCACTAATCGTTGTGTTGGTAGCGTTAATAACCCCGGTTGTAGTGACATAAAACCGGTATGCGGCGGCAGCAGTTGAATAAATGTCCCAGCAAGATGCAGAGCTAGCATTGCTATCGGTTACGACAGCAGGGTCATAGTGCCCCGAAACAGGACTTAAAACCTTAAACCCTGAATCGGAATTTGATGCCGTACTCGTTGCCCCAACCAAAAACTCCCCGTTGGAGTTGACACGCAATCTTTCGACGCCACCGGTTGAGATTGCAATTGTGTCGGCAGCAGGAAACCAGATACCCGTGTTCTGATCACCCTGTGTGGCGATCGCCGGCGTGGCCTCCGCACCAGCAGGAACGCTGTCAAACAGTTCTTGGATGGTGATCTTCTTGCTGCGGTCTGCAGCAGAAGCCTCGCTGATGTCGACGATATAGAGCAGGTCGCCGGTGGCGGTGTTGGCACCCGTCAGAGACGTGAGTGCGGATACGGCTTTGTCAGTCATGGTCAACTCTCCAAAAGTAGAAGGTCAAGATCCTCAAGTAGGGCGTCGTACCCGTCCTCGAACTCAAGGTTGGTGAACAGCGATTCGTCGTTCTCAAACAGCAGATAGGACGAATCCTCTAGCAGCACATTGCCGCCATCCTCGAGCTCGACGTTGTAGGACAGGTAGTCGGTGCTCTCGAGGAGGATGTAGCCACCGTCCTCAAGCAGGATGCCGCCGCCGTCCTCCAGCTGCAGCACCGCCGGGAATTCGATCCCGTTGCCGAGTCCACCGAACCGGCCTAGCCTGAGATTGATGCCGAGAAACACGTCACACCAGGCCGACGATGCTGGTGGCGGTCGTGCCAGTCGACCAGACCCGCACCGCGGTCACCGGCAGGATTGATCCAGCCTGCACGGCGTTGAAGGTGGTTGCGTTGCCGAGCGCGTCAGTGATCTTCACGTTGCCGCTGCCGCCAACGTAGAGCGCACGCACGGCAGCCGACAGGTCGCTGTCTGCAGGCGTGATCGCAATCGCGCCGATCGCGCATGAGTCTGGCGTGGTGGGGAATGGTAGTTGCGCCATGTCACTTTCCTTTTTGTGCTGCCCGCATGTTGTCGACCAGGTTGGGGTAGGGCCGTCCTGCTTTCTTGGCCATCATCTGCGCGGCCTTCTTCTGCATCGGCGAGAGCTCTTTCGGCTCTCCCAGGCCTTTCGGCCGCGGCTTGTCCCAGACTTCTTTCATTTCTTTGATCCGTATTCGTCAAGCTCACTCTCGAGCTCGGCTGCCATCTTCATCTCGTGCTCGTTTGGCGTGCGCCGCCCGGCACGCTTTGCCATCATCTGAGCGACCTTCTTCTGGAAGGCCGTCTGCTTCATGGCTTTCATCTCTTCGCCATGCTTGCCGTTCGACTCGATCTCAATCTCGACTTTCATTTCTTCTTGTACCCCGCCTCAGACATCGCAATGGCCACGGCCTGGTCGCGGCTGGTGACCTTGTCACCGCTCGAGCTCTTCAACTTCCCGGCCTTGTACTCGCGCATGACCTTCGAGACCTTGGCTTTCATCTTGTCCTGCTTTTCCATCACGCCCCCTGCAACATTGGTCGCGAGCCCCGGCGGCTCACTGCCGCCAGCCTGGCGGCGCGGCGCTCACCGAGCTCACGCTGCAGACCAGACTCCAGACCCTTGCGCTCAGTCTCAAACGCGCTGGTGTCGAACGCTGCGATCGTCGGTGCGGTCGGTGCCTTCGGCGCTGTCGGCTTTTGTTCAGTAAAGGTCGGCAGCGGCTTCGGCTCTTCGTACTCGTAGCTGCGGGTCTCGGTGGCGTAGCCCGCCAAGCCGAACAGACCAAAGCGCGGAACCCGCTCCTGGTAGTAGCCAGTCTTGGTCACGGTCGGGCTCGCCTTCACGGCTGCAAGCTCGCTCTCGTAGGCCTTTAACCGTTCGTTGTAGGCCGCCACCTGCGACTCATACGCGGGGAAGCTCACCGTCTCGTAGGTAGCCTTGGCAGCCTCGAAGGGCTTCATCTGCTCTTTGACGCCGGCTTGGTAGGCAGCGAGTGAAGACTCCTGCTTGCCGGTCAGCGCCTCGATGTCTTTGCGGAACTGGGTAGATAGACGATCAATGCCAGCGGTCTTGCGACGCAGAGTGCGTTGCGCGAACTGTGGCAGTTGAGTGGCCATCAGAGCATCATCCCGGAGCCCAGCTGCGGGGTGGTCACGCCGAGCTCAGGCGTGAGGCGCTCTTGCGATAGCAGGGAGCGTCTGCCGCCTCGCGTCCTGGCCTTGAGGGCCGACGCTTCAGCAGCCGCGGCCTTGCGGCGCTCTTCGTCTGCAGCGGCTTGTACCTCGCGGGCCTTGTTCTCCATCGAGAGCTTGTTCTCTTGATACTGGAGCTGGCTGGCCTGGAAGGCCTGCCGGGCGGTCTCAGCCTGCGTCTGGAGTGCTGCAGCCTGCTGACCGTAGGTAGCGGTCTGCTGGGAGATTGCCTCGCGCATGGCGGCCGCATCACGCTCCTGTTGCTGCAGTTGGATCGCTTGCTGTTCACGCGCTGCACGGTTGGCCTGGCGTGCCTGGTTGGCCTGGTAGGCCGTACCGAGAAGAATCGCTCCAGCAATCAAGAATGGCATCAGTCGCTCCTGACCAGCACTTCGTCTATCCGGTCCAGGTCTGTCTCACTCGTTGCGTGAACACAGAACCATACCGCGTCCTCGAGCGCCTCGATCCGGTGATGCACCCCAGCTGGTATCGTGATCACGGCCGGCGCTGTGTATCGCCTCTCGACACCGTCTGCCTCGACCGTCACTTCACCACTCGCCAGTATCGACAGGTGGTCATAGTGATGCGCGTGGGTCACCGCAAAGTGACCCCGCGGCAGCATCATCTGTCTCGCATACAACCCAGCCGAGAAGTGATGCCTGATCTGCAGATCTATGTCGATCATGCAGACCATTCTATTGGATGTTGGACACCACAGGAAGAGCGCGGTATCGGTACGGTATCGGTACTCGGTAGGTAGTCAGCCCCCCAATAGAACCTCACCCGTGGGGGGGTGTTCTTTGACTGCGAGGGTTCGTGGTATCGCAGTCATCAGACGCTCTGGTTTATCTAGGCTGGCTTCCGGTTTCCCGTCCACCCCGAGCAACTGGCCCCGTTCGCTTGCGCTACTGAAGCACCACCCGATTCGCCACGTTTATCCGAGTCGGTCGCGTCAACCTTCTCGAGGGCTGGGTTAATGGCCCCCGTTCCCGGTTGGCGTGGGGGCAAACAAAAAGCCGTCTAGGAAGACCCCGGTGGAAGAACCCCAGTTTGCTGCTGAGGCCACCCCTCTCGGGGTCGGGATCTTGCTAGACGGCTCTCGTCGGCTTCCACACCAACGGTTCGTACACTATCCAAACGGCCCGGAGGCTGTCAAGCAAACACGTCAAAGTCCGCACTGGCAGTGGTCTGATGAACCATCGGAGCACCGGCCATGTTGCTTTTCCGCACCATCCGGTTGTACTCGCCGCCACCCAGCATCAGGTAGCCAAAGCTGTCGCCAATGTGCGAGTGCTCGTTCTTGTTGGGTGCGTCTCTGAATCTCTCCTGGCCGGCACCGATGCTGATGCGCTTGAAGTGATACCCGCCTCCCAGAGCCTTTCTGAGGAGCTTGCAGGAGCGATTGACGATCAGCCCAGGCTTACCCATTACCAGCCTCTGCATGGGGCTTGCAGCGGCCTCCCTGCGTACCTTGAAGTCGTTGCTGGCAGTGGGTTGCGCCTTCAGTCCCAGGGTGCGCAGGAAGTCGAAGGAGGTGACCTCGTAGATCGCGTCTCTCGCCATACCGGCTGGGTCACCCCAGAGCATGACCTGGTGGTTGGGGAAGCGTTGGTTGAGCTCTGCGAGCAGCTGCAGGCCGAACCGCTCGAGGCCCATGTCGAAGGTGACGATCTCGTGGTGGATCAGCCAGCGTCCGTTGGGGAGCCTCTGGCCGATGGTGGCTGCAGGGGTGAGACCAAAGTCCAGTCCGACCTGGATGGGTACGCCAGGCTCGACCTCCGTCTCACCGCTCATGGTGGCGTCGTCGTACTCTGGCCAGACGGGTCTGCCTTCCTGGACGTAGGTGTACTGGCCCGCGGCATAGCACCGGATCCAGTCCAGGTTCTTGCCGGGAAGCATCTGCTGGTAGTAGCCGGCGGGGAGGTTGTTGATGTTCTCTGCGGCCGGGTTGGTCTTCCACCACTTGCCGGCAGCGAGGATATGGTCGTTGGCCTCGGGGTTGTCCGGCAGGTCATCGGCGGGAACCTCGATCACGCCGCCTGGTTGCTTCCAGAACTTCCAGCCTCGGGGCTTTTCCTTCTCGGCCATGTTGTGCCACCAGTGGTCGTCGTCCATTGGGTTGGTATCCATCCAGATGCCGTGCCAGGACGCGCCGCCATCACGCTTCGTTGGATACCGTCCCACCCGGTGCGTGAGGCCGTCTATGACCGCTTTGGGAAGTTCACGGGCCTCGTTGACCCATGCGCCTGTCAGTTCAAGTGAGAGCAGCTTTCTAACGTCCTTGGGCTGATCGAGCGCCAGAAAGATGACCTCGCAGTCGATACCGGCAGCGTCCCCGCGGGCGGGCAGCCGAATGTGATGGGTGATGGGTGGCGTCCAGAGCATGTTGCCAAACGTCGACTCGGGGAACAGATCCAGCCAGGTCTTGATGGTCGTGGTCTTCAGCATGGGGTAGCTGTTGCGCACCACGGCCCAGCGCGAGTACCGGATGTTGTCGATGGGGGAGGGCTTCTGTTTGACGGCCTGGATGAATATCTTGGCCGCGCAGGCGTAGCTCTTCCCGGATCCGACCGGCCCCATGACACCGGCCACGAACTGCCGGGACTGGATGAAGTCGTAGACCACCGGGCTCTCGCTGAAGTCCAGCTTCAGTCCGGTGACGCCGACCTGCTTCGCGCTCTGTTCTTTAGTTCTCACTTGCGTCCTTCAATCAGCATCTTCATGGCGATCACAAGATCACTGGCGGCCTGCTCGGTCAGCACCATTGAATCGGTGTCCTGGGTGACAGTAAAGAATAGCGGGCCTTCAAGCGTTGACTCGGGATCGATCTCGACCTCGATCGCCAGACCCTTGTGGTTTTCGATCTCGTAGCGTGTTGGTTTGATCTTCATTTTTCACCCATTGAGCGTATGGCGGCTTGATGTTCTTGGTACTCACGCACGCTGGCGTTGTGTTTGAACATATCGCGCAGCACTGGCAGGGTAACGTCTGGCATAGCCTCGGTAACGTACTCGGCATACGACTGGAACTCTGGTGTGCCGTTTTCAATGGCTTTGCGTATCCACTTGGTCATCCGTTCTTCTCATTCAGCTTTGCTTCAACTGCAAGCGCCAATTCCTCGTAGTTATAGTTTTTGCTGTGAATGATCTGGTATTCCTCATCCGTCAGCCCGACCCATTGGCGCGGTGCGGTGTAGAGGGGCGTTCCGACTGGAGGTATATAGCTGATGTAGTCAACCTCACCACGCTCATTCAGAACTTCGCCTACCGGCTCCTGCATAGACACAGTGAGCGGGGCGGTGTAGAGCGGTTGCCAATACTTCCCAATCATGTCTTCGCTGGGGTCGGTGGTGAAATGCGTCTTGTATTTTTCCTCATGAAACCACGCCACAGGTTTCTGATTCATATTGTGATCGCCACTCATGGTGCGTATCCATCCTTAATAACCTTCGCCTTCGCCTCTTCAATCGCACCGATCAAACTCAACCTGTCTTGCTGCATAGATGTTTTAATCATGAATTGATTGCGAGCTTTCCAGAACAACAACACGACCACCGTGTCCGGGTTCTCGTCCATCGCCTCTTGCAAAACTTCGTGCGCAGATTCTTTGTATTGGTTGGGGATGTCTACGGGTTTTAGTACGCTCATATTTAACCGGGGCCGAAGCCCCGTCCTGTTTTAGTATTTCCACGTAGCAGCTTTCACTGCCCACATCTGCCCGGTCTGGATATCTGTGATGGCAATGCTCGCCATCCGTGCAATCTCAAAGTCGGATTGGTTTGTGCGCAACTCATGAATCTCATCGATCAAGTCCGCGCATTTGCGCTTGATCGCGTCAACCGTCGGGTCGTTGCTGGGGTTGAAGGTCAGCCCAACTGCTTTCATACCAAAGGTCAAGTCACTCATTTCAAGCTCCTGTTTTATTTTCATCAAGTCGGTGATCGCCGCACCAATCGTCTGGCTTTACCGCCGGATACCCGCCCATAGTTGGAGCATGGCGTCTACATCTTCCGATTTTCCAAGCGTCGCCCGCTTCCATTCCTTCGTGCTGCTTGCCCACAAACCACATACAGGTTGAGCACTTCATTCCGGCGCTGCGGTGTTTCCAAGGATCGCTATTCATTTCCATTCTCCAAATTGTCGATACATCGATTCAAACTTACCATCCCACGGAACAAACGACCGTGTGCCGTCGTGCATAGCCCACTGCCGATTGCATCTGGTGCAACCAACCTGCCGAGCGCCGGGATTAAACACTCGATGCACCACATACTTGTGACCAAGAACCGCGCACAGAAGTCGTTCTATCAGACTCATTTCTCACCTCTTAATTCATCCGTTGTTCTGATGTTCGTCGGAATTGGTAGCAATCGCCCGGATCTTGTACGCCATTTCCACCCCATACCGACAACTGCGCGATAGAGTTCGTAGCCGTAGCCGTCATGGTCAAAAACGTGCTCACGAACATCTTCCTCGACCCCGCCATATAGAAACCCTCCGCACTCGTCTTGCAACCAGTTGCGCACCGTCATGCAGTGCAAACAGGTTTTGTGGTTAGTAAATTCACCATCAAAGACGAACGCATCCACGTGATATTGCTCGCCAGCATCAATGACGCGAAAACACTCTCGGCATTTGTGCGGAATCTTGGCTGTTTGAGTTTTTTGGCGTAGCAACTCTACGTGCTCAGCATCATCAATCATGCACATGATTAGCTCCGCCTCCACAAAAACCGCAACGTCAGACCGTCAACAAAGTTCTTCTTGAACCGCGTCTCCGGTGCCCAGATCACATAGCCAAGCACGATGCCAACGGCCCAGCCGATGAAGAAGGCTTCGGTCATGCCTCCCCCTTTAGCACTTTGGCTGCATACAGATACTGATTGTGCTGACCGCCAGACCGCTCGTGCAGGCGCTCCAGTATCAGCACGCACCGATCACGCTCGGCAGCTGCAGCACGCTCTGCAAAGCGCATCAGAAAGGCCAGATCCTTCTCTGGCGTATCTGACAACTCCCAGAACGCTCCGCAATCCAGCGCCTGGCGCAAGATCTCGTCTCGGTTCATCGCTCCAGCCTCCCATTCGGATCCCCATCATTCTCAACCTGCAGCGTCTCTGCCGGCACCTCATAGGTCGACCACCGGTGCCCACACTCCACGCAATCCCTCAACCGCCACTTCCAGCCGTACCTAGTGTCCCTGCGGCTCTCCTTCACCTGCGACTTCCAGCTTCCGCACTCCACACACACACTCATCCCTCCCCCCTGGGGGCCACCACGTTCACGTCAATCACCGAGGGCTTCTCATCATCCTCGGGCCTGTCCAGCAAGCCACTAGCCTTTGCCAGCAGCCGCAGCACCTGAACCTTGTCGAAGAGCTCGATCTCAAGGGTCTGCTGCCCGTCCTTGCCCTTCGTCACCCTCACGTTCTTAATAGCCTGCAGCGCATGCTCAGGGATCCTCCCCGCTCCCTTGAACCTCACCGTCCCGTCATCATCCCAATCCATGATGTCCGTGATCTTCGTCTTCGCCATGCAGAGCAACAGGTAAGCAACAGCCTCCCGGTTCTCAACGATCGTGGCCGACCTCTCGAGCCTCCTCTGGACGGATCTGATACCACCCCACCCATCCAGACTCGGTATCGTCGCGCTGAACTTCTGCTTACCCGTAGGCATCACTCCACTCCTCAAAACGGGATCTCTTCGTCCTGCTGACCCTGATACCCATTGCTCTTGGCCTGCTCATGCGCCGACTGCCCAGCCTGCTGCACCCGATCACCCAGCGCCAGGCTGATCCACTTCTCCCCAGCACTCGTCTCCTTCGTCCACCCACTCACCCAATACACACTCCCGTCCGGCAGCATCAACCG